GAATTTCTTTGTTACTGATGTTAATATTCCATCATTGACTCTTGGATTTATTGAAACGCCTACTCCTTTTAAGATTTTGGAATTTCCTGGCGACCGTCTGGACTATGGTGATTTGGCTGTTACGTTTAGAGTCGATGAAGACTTTCAAAACTATTTTGAAATTCACAATTGGATTCGTGCACTAGGTTTTCCTGAAAACTATGGTGAATATAAAAAGCTCGCTGATGCTCCTGTGGGAAAGAAAGACACGATTTATTCTGATGCTACGTTGACTATTATGAACTCTTCTATGATACCTAACATAGAAGTTAGCTTTCAAGACATATTTCCAATTTCAATTGGAGATATTAACTTTACAACAACGGACTCAGATGTTAATTATGTGACAAACACTGCTACCTTTAAATATAAACTTTTCAATATTAAAAAACTTTAAGATGTGAGAATTTGTTATGAAGCTTGATGATATCCACAACATGTGGAGTGAAGATTGTGACGTTGATAGAACAGAACTTGGTGAAGAAAGTCTAAAAATTCCCAAGCTACATAGTAAGTATCTCAGAATTTATTCTGAAGAAAGACTTCTTCTAAAAAAGATGGACGAGGACAGAAAAGAACTCGTCAAACTTAAATATGATTACTATCGTGGTTTTCTCCCTGAAGAAGATTTGAAGGCTAACGGTTGGCAACCATTTCAACTTAATGTTCTTAAGTCTGATGTACCAATGTACATAGAAGCAGACCAAGACATTATTCGTTTTAACCTAAAGTACTCTATGCAACAGCAAAAAGTTGACACATTAGAAGCCATTATTAAATCTATTAGTAATAGGGGTTATTTGATAAAGAGTGCTATTGAATTTGAGAAATTTAAAGTAGGTGCGTGATACATTATACATTTCCAAAGTAAATAATCTTTATATAAGAGTTTCTTGCGAACCATCCGTTGCACAAGAATTATGTGATCACCTGACATTTATCGTGCCAGGGGCAAAATTTATGCCCTCGGTACGTAATAAATTTTGGGATGGTAAGATTCGTTTGTACAACACAATGACAGGTCTTTGTTACTTTGGATTGATAAAAGAAGTAATACAATTTGCTGAAGTAAGAGATTATGATGTAGAGATAAGCAAAGACTGTAGACCAGACAACGTAGAATTATCCGACTTACAAATAGCAGAATTTTTACAGGGAATAGGAATTACTTTAGACCCAAGAATATATCAGATAGACGCATTCAAACATGCAATAAAAAATGATAGAGCCGTATTCTTATCTCCAACTGCATCAGGAAAATCATTTATAATTTATTTAATAACGAGATTTTATAATATCCGAACACTAATTATTGTTCCTACCACATCTCTTGTCTCACAATTATATACCGACTTTATCAGCTACGGATATGATAGTGAGAAATATGTTCATAGAATATACGCAGGGGAAGATAAGAAGACAGATAAGTTAGTAACGATATCGACATGGCAATCAATTTACAAGATGCCAAAAGATTATTTCAAACAGTTTGATTTGGTAATTGGCGACGAGGCACACCAATTCAAAGCAAAGTCGTTGACTACCATAATGGAAAAGCTTATCGACTGTAGATATAGATTTGGATTTACAGGAACGTTAGATGGTTCAAACACAAACAAGATAACATTAGAAGGTTTGTTTGGTGCTGTTTATCAAGTCACTACTACTGCTAAATTGATGGAAGACAAACACGTTGCTGATCTAAGAATCAAAGCAATAATATTAAGTTATAAAGAAGCAGAAAGAAAGTTTGTCAAAGGACTAACATATCAAGATGAAGTGGATTTCCTTGTAAGGCACGAAGGCAGAAATAAATTTCTTAGAAATCTGTCATTGTCCTTAGAAGGAAATTCATTGGTTCTTTTCCAATATGTTGAAAAGCATGGAAAAGTTTTGTATGATATGATACAAAGTAAAGGAAAAGATCGTAAAGTATTTTTTATTCATGGAGGCGTAGATGCTGAAGATCGTGAATCGGTTAGAAGAATTGTTGAAAAAGAAAATGATGCAATCATTATTGCCAGCTATGGTACATTTTCAACTGGTATTAACATACGCAATTTACATAATGTTATTTTTAGTTCTCCGACAAAATCACGTATAAGAACATTGCAATCTATTGGTCGTGGACTCAGAACTTCAGATTCAAAGGATTCGGTCACAGTGTATGATATTGCAGATGACTTAAAACACAAAAGCAAGATCAACCATACTCTAAACCATTTTATGGAGAGACTAAATATATACAACAGTGAAGAGTTTGTATATAAAATTTACAACACAGAGATTTGATATGGCAACAGAAAATAATAATCACTACATCGATAATAAGAAGTTCTATACTGCTATAATCCAGTACAAGAGAGATTGTGCGGATGCTGCAGAAAAGGGACTTGAGCCTCCTCGCATTCCTCCGTACATCGGTGAGTGTTTGTATAAAATTGCTACTAGACTTTCTTTGAAACCCAATTTTATTAGTTATACGTATAGAGATGAAATGATCTCAGATGGGCTGGAAAATTGTATTAATTATTTAAATAATTTTAATCCAGAGAAATCCAGCAATCCTTTTGCATATTTTACTCAGATCATTTGGTATGCATTTTTACGAAGGATTGACAAAGAAAAGAAACACTTATATATTAAACAGAAGACGTTGGAACAATTTTATTTTGATGGTTTATTGGCAGAGCAATCTATAGAGGGCGACAAGACAGTTACCGTCAATTTGGACAACGACTATATGAAAGCACTGGTTGTTTCATATGACAAGAAGCAATCAGAAAAAGTAAACAAGAGAAAAGCAAAGAAGATTGGAGTGGAGAAGTTTTATGAAGGAGAATAAGATGCACATGGTGCCACAGGTTGTGGTTGATTGTGCAGAAAATATTTTCAATCCAGCCAATAACGCACACATGCGTGATGCATATGTTATGCGTATTGAGGCTATTCGTGATTATTGCAATGAAATGCTTCAGAAGTCTTCAAACATCAGAACGCTGAATATTCCTACTAAACGGAAACACAGCGTTAGATGAAAATTGCATTGATTACTGATACGCATTGGGGGGTCAGATCAGACTCCCCTTTAATGCTAGATTGCATGAAAAAGTTTTTGGATGAGCATTTCTTTTCATACATTGATGCTCACAATATTTCTTGTGTTGCACACTTGGGCGATCTGGTAGACAGAAGAAAATATATCAATATCAATACTGCCAGAAGACTTAGAGAAGATTTTCTTGACAAGTTAGAATCTAGAAATCTTGATGTTCACATCATTGCTGGCAACCATGATACGTACTTTAAGAATACAAATAACGTAAATGCTCTTAATGAACTTGTAAGAAATCAATATCCATCGTTTAAGATATATGACAGATTTGCAACTCCTGTCGAGTTTGACGGAGTACAAATAATCATGCTTCCTTGGCTATGTGATGATAATCGTGATTCGAACATGAGGATATGCAATGAGTCAAATTCACAAATTCTTTTTGGTCACTTGGAGTTGTCTGGCTTTGAGATGTATCGGGGCGGCGGCGCTTGTCATGGTGATGATCCCTCTTTATTTAATCGCTTTGATATTATCTGTAGTGGGCATTATCATCATAGGTCTAGTAATGGGACTGTATTCTATCTTGGCTCGCCTTGCGAATTTACTTGGAGTGACTTTGCCGATCCCAAAGGTTTCCATATTTTCGACACCCAAACAAGAGAATTGACATTTATTAAAAATCCAATTACAATGTTTGATAAAATATTTTATGATGATTTGAATAAGACGATGGATGAGATTTTGGATTTCGATCCATCGACATATGAGAACAAATATCTCAAGGTCATTGTAAAAAACAAAGTAAACCCATATTGGTTTGATGTGATGATTGAGAAAATTGATAAAGTTGGTATTGCAGAAATGCAAGTTGTTGAGGATCACCTCAATCTAAATCTTGAAGAAGATACCGACATCATTAATGAAGCAGAAGACACCATGACTATTTTGAGAAAGTATCTTAATAGCATGAACCCGAATGCTGATAAAAATCGTGTCGAATCTATTGTGACAAATTTGTATATTAAAGCTCAAAACATAGAGTGAAATGATTTATTTTAAAACTTTGAGATGGAAGAATTTTCTTAGCACTGGAAATTCTTTTATGGAAATCCAGTTAGACAAGCATAACACCACTCTCGTTGTTGGTGAGAATGGTGCTGGAAAGTCCACGATGCTTGATGCATTGTCTTTCGTCCTGTATAACAAGCCTTTTAGAAAAATCAATAAGCCACAACTTATCAATTCTATTAACAAAAAAGATTTGGTTGTTGAGATAGAATTTAAGATTGGTCCGAACAGATATAAAATCATTCGTGGCATTAAGCCAAATGTTTTTGAAGTATATCAAAACGATAATCTTCTAAATCAAAACGCTGAGTCTAAAGACTATCAAGAGATTCTTGAGAACCAGATTCTTAAACTGAATCATAAATCGTTTTGCCAAGTCGTTGTGCTGGGAAGTGCTTCTTTCGTTCCTTTCATGCAACTCACAGCACAAGCACGTAGAGAAGTTATTGAAGACCTTTTGGATATTCAAATCTTCTCTACGATGAACACACTGCTAAAAGAAGATATTTCTGAAAATACTAAAAATCTTCAGCAAGCAGAATATAACTACAGCCTTACATCCGAAAAGATAAAGATGCAGAATGACTATATTGCCATGATGCAGAAGGATGCTGGCGAACAAATCGACAAGAACCAAAAAGAAATTAAAGAAGTTGAAAAGCATATTGAAGATGAACTTCTGAAGATGACTTCTTTGGAAGACAAAATCTCTTCATTGAAGACTAGTATTTCTGATGAAGATAAGACTAGGAGTAAGCAGCAAAAGCTTCTTGTTCTAGAACGACAGTTGAATGATAAAATTAAAAAGATTGAAGAAGAAATTCAATTCTTCAATAATCATGATAATTGCCCTACTTGTAAGCAAGTCATTCAAGAAGATTTCAAGTGCGAGTCGGTAGATGAGAAAACTAAGTCTATTGAAGAAACGCATTCTGGTCTTGTTCAGTTGAGCGAAGAAATGACCAAAGTTGCAACAAGGTTAAAAGAAATCGACAATATCAAGAAAGAAATTACTGATCTAAACATCGATAAGGTCACTCATAATAATAACATCAATGGTCTTAAAAACTACATCAGTAAACTAGAGAATAATATTAATGAGATTAATAAGAAAACTGTAGATTATTCTATGAATGACGAAAAGATGAAACAACTTGAAGTTGATCTTGACGCATTCATTCAAGAAAAGGGAGAGCTTACGAAGCAGAAAGAAGCTTTGCAAGTTGCTTCTGTGATCTTAAAAGATAGTGGCATCAAGGCAAGAATTATTAAACAGTATGTTCCTGTGATCAATAAACTCATCAATAAGTATCTTGCCTCCATGGATTTCTTTGTTCAGTTTGAATTGGATGAGACTTTCAATGAAACAATTAAGTCCAGATTTAGAGACGAGTTTAGCTATGCTTCGTTTTCTGAAGGTGAAAAGATGCGAATTAATCTTGCTATTCTTTTCACATGGAGAGCGGTAGCTAAAATGCGTAATAGCGCATCTACAAATCTTTTGATAATGGATGAGGTTTTTGATAGTTCGTTGGATGTTAATGGAACCAATGAATTTATGAAAATTCTCAACACCTTGACAACTGATACAAATGCATTTATCATTAGTCATAAAACAGATCAAATGGTAGACAAATTCTCTAATGTAATCAAATTTGAAAAACATAAAAACTTTTCGAGACTAGTATCATGAATTTAATTGAAAACACATCACCTCTTTTGACTACGGAATGCTATGATTTTAATTTTGACGAGCCTCCTTTTGATATTATTGAGTTTTCCAAGGAGCTTGTTAAATTCATGTATGATAATAATGGTATTGGTCTTGCTGCCAATCAAGTCGGAATCCCTTATCGTATTTTTGCTATGCGGGGCTATCCTGAGAATTTTGTTTGTGTCAATCCCCGAATTGTTAATTTTAGCAGTCAAGAAATTGCTTTAGAAGAGGGATGTTTGTCGTTTCCTAATTTGGTAGTAAAAATAAAAAGACCAAAAGAAATTAGAGTAAGATTTCAAACTCCTAATGGAGAAACTATTACTAGAATGTTTGATGGAATGACAGCACGTGTTTTTCAGCATGAATTAGATCATTTGAATGGAATTATTTTTTATAAAAGGGCTAATAGATTTCATAGAGAAAAAGCATTGAAAAAAATGGAGAGTTATAATGTCTGAGAAAGAACGACCTGGGTTTAGGATTGGAGAATACTTTGTTACTTTTCCAGAAGATGAGTTTGTAAAAGAAGATGAAGATGGTAGAATGTATGTCTTAACAGAAATTTTCAAGATTCGTAATAATAAAACTACTGCTGTTAAACTTAAACAAGAAGAAATTACTCCCGAAATTGAAGACATGATAAATGAAGAGATTAATAAACTTCTTCTTGAAGGAATGAAATTTTATGAAGACAAGAAAGGCGGCGAATGATATGAGCAATATGTATAGAGATGTGAAAGATTTTCATATCGCATTTGGACAACGTGTAAGTCATAAGCCAGAACTACCAGATGAAGATGAAAGACATTTGAGGAAGACACTTCTTCAAGAAGAATTTAATGAATACGTTCAAGCAGAACGTGATGATGATATTGTAGAAATCGCTGATGCATTGGCAGATATCATTTACATTGCTTGCGGAACTGCTGTTTCTTATGGCATTCCTTTGGATAAGGTATTCAATGAAGTTCATCGTTCCAACATGGCTAAATTGGTTGATGGTAAACCCATTTATCGTGATGATGGTAAAGTATTGAAGCCTGAAGGATGGACTCCTCCAGACATTGAAAGAATTTTAGAACAGGAGACTTTTAAATGGTAAACTTGAACACGGGTGAAAATAAGAAGCTTGAAGTTATGACCGCAAAAGTTGATAAGGCAGATTTTGTCTTTTCAAATAACGTAAAAATGGGAGATATCGACTATAAGTACAAGGAAGATGTTATTCTTTCTGAATTTATGGATTACATCGACAAGACCTATGGCGAGCATTATAAGACAGAAGAAAACTCTGTTGAATGTTTTGATGCGTGGATTGCAATGGGAGATTCCACTCCAACATTTCGTAATACAGCATTGAAGTATCTTTGGAGATACGGAAAGAAGAATGGTAATAACAAAGATGACTTGATGAAGGCACTACATTATGTTATGATGTGTCTTTATGTTGATCATTATAAGAAGTAATAAGGATATAAAAAAATGGAAATTCAAATTGATATGGAAGCCCTAAGAAGGCGCAAGCTATTCGTAGCAACACCAATGTATGGTGGACAGTGTAATGGTATTTTCACTCGTTCACTTTGCGACTTGACTGCTCTATGTGTCAAGTATGGAATTGAAATTCGTTCATACTTT